TCTCTCTGGTGCACCAGATGGCTGGAGACTTTATAGACTATGGGGAAGAAGGAGAGAACATCTATAAAATTCAAGGCGGTATTGATAAAGAAACCGATGCTCCCATTGTTGTAAGTACTTGGCAATCTTTGGCTAAATTACCAAAAGCGTGGTTTAGTCAGTTTAAAGTTGTGTTAGGTGACGAAGCACATTTGTTCCAAGCTAAATCATTACAAAAAATTATGGAAGCACTTGATGAATGTCATTATAGACATGGATTCACAGGAACTTTGAAATCAGAGGAAAGTAAAACACATAGGCTTGTATTGGAAGGATGCTTTGGACCAGTTCATAAGCATGTTACTACTAAGGACTTGATTGATTCTGGTACCGTTGCGGATTTTAAAGTAAAAGCTATTGTATTATCTCATAGCCAAGAAGCACGCAAAGGTTTCCTTGATGCCTTTAAACAAATCAAAGAACCCAGTAAGAAATATCCTGCTGAAAGAGAATTCCTTGTAAACAATCATAAAAGAAATATCTTTATCCGTAATTTACTCTGGTCTCTTGAAGGTCAGAATAATTTGGTTTTATTTGATCTTGTTGAAAAGCATGGTAAAATCCTTGAGCCTATGCTTCGTAAGGATGATCGCCAATTGCACTTTATATATGGTGGAACCAAAGGTGATGAACGTGAACGTATACGCCATTTGGTAGAGGAAGATCCAATCAAGCAGCACGATATTCTAGCATCTTATGGTGTATTCTCAACTGGAGTAAACCTCAAAAAACTTGATAATGTCATATTTGCATCTGGTTCTAAATCAGAAGTCAAAGTATTACAATCAATTGGTCGTGCCCTAAGAAAGGGCAACGACGCGGACTCCGCTACTCTATATGATATTACTGATGATTTATCCAAAGGTTCTTTCTCCAACTATACCCTACAACATTTTAGGAAACGCATTGAGATATACAGTGTACAACAGTTTCCATTCAAGGTATATACCGTTGAAATATAACTATTATTTTATAGTAGATAAGACTATTATACCACGTATCCAGAAATTGTCAAGGCTTTTTTTCAATTAAACAAATAAAAAAAGTAGTTGACATTCTATATAATATAGTATACTATGATATCAAGTCAACAAAACATTAGGAGGTTGCAATGGCCAGACGTGCTAAACGTAACTATGTAAACAATCGAGATTTCCTCGATGCGTTAATTCAATATAAAGCTGATTGTACTGCCGCTGAAGATACTGGAGATGAATTACCAAGAGTTCCAGACTACATCGGTACATGCATTTATCAAATTGCTACACGATTAGCAACTAAACCAAACTTCTCTGGTTACACATACAAAGATGATATGATCTCAGATGGAATTGAAAACTGTCTGTTATACATTAGAAACTTTAATCCTGATAAATCTCAAAACCCATTTGCTTACTTTACACAAATTATTTGGTATGCATTTTTGAGACGTATCGCTAAAGAAAAAAGACAAATGTACATTAGATTTAAATCTTCTCAAAGTATGTTAGCTTCCGGTGGTACATACACTGGTGAAGAAGTAGATCTTTATCTCAATACAAGCGCAGACTATATGAATAGCTTTGTACAAGATTACGAAGACAAAGAGGCGCAGAAAAAAGAGAAAAAGAAATGAAAATAGCTATTATTACTGATATGCATCTCGGTGTCCGTGGTGATTCTAAAGTATTTTTAGATCACCAGGAAAAGTTTTTCCGAGAAGTATTCTTTAAGCATATTGATGATAACAATATTAAAACAATTCTTGACTTAGGCGACACATTTGATCGTCGTAAGTTTATTAATTATGTTTCTTTGAAACGAGCCAAAGAGTTTTTCTTTGACCAAATTCAATCACGTGGTATTACTTACCATGCTGTTGTTGGTAACCACTCAGTTTATTATACAAATACGAATGAAGTCAATTCAATGGATTTGTTGCTTAAAGAATATGACAATTTCCATATTTACGAGCATGAACCAAAAGAGTTGACATTTGGATCAACTGATGTTATGATGGTACCGTGGATCACCAAAAATAATAGTGAGAAATGTTTTGAAGCCATTGAAAATTCAAGTGCTCATATCCTTATGGGTCATTTTGAAATCATGGGATTTGAAATGATTAAAGGCCAGTTGTGTAAGCATGGTACAAAGAAAGAATTATTTGAGTCTTTTGAACAAGTATATTCTGGACATTTCCATCACCCATCACAAAATGGTAACATTAATTATCTTGGTGCTCCATATGAAATGACTTGGTCAGATTACCAAGGCCGCCGTGGTTTCCATGTATTAGATACTGAAACACGAGAACTTGAGCGGGTATTGAATCCATTCCAAGTCTTTCATAAAATTGAATACGACGATGCTGACATGACCATTGAGGATATCGCTCATTTGGATACCACAAATATCCAAGATGCATATATTAAGGTCATTGTTAAAAATAGAACAAATCCATATATACATGATTTGTTTATGAATAAATTAGCTGACTCAGGCGCAGCTGATGTTAAAGCTATAGAAGACGCGTTGAATATTGAAGGTACTGGCGTAGACGAAATATTAGATGAAACTCAGGATACAAAAGATATTCTTCATGCTTATATTGACTCTATGGAAACTAAAGTTGATAAATCACAAATCAAAGATCTAATTGACGAATTATATATTGAGGCTCAAAGTATTGCATGAAGATATTATTTAAAGAAATACGTTATAAAAACATACTTTCCACTGGCAATAGTTTTACTGTTATCAAATTGAATGATACAGCAAATACTCTAGTTAGTGGTACAAATGGTGCTGGCAAATCAACATTGCTTGACGCTATTGTTTTTGCTTTATATGGTAAACCATTTAGAAAAATTAATAAAAACCAGTTGATTAACTCAATCAATCAAAAAGATTTGTTAGTTGAAATCGTATTTTCTATTGGTCCTAACGAGTATCTTATTCGCCGTGGTATTAGGCCAAACCTACTTGAAATCTGGCAAAATGGAAATATGATTAACCAAGATGCTGCTGCCCGTGATTATCAGGCTTATTTGGAATCAAGTATCCTTAAATTAAATTACAAATCTTTTACTCAAATTGTTGTATTAGGTAGTGCAACCTATGTTCCATTTATGGAATTACCTGCACATTCTCGACGTGAAATTATTGAAGACCTCTTAGATATTCAAGTGTTTAGTACAATGAATACCTTACTGAAAGATCGAGTTGGATTGAATAAAGAAAACATTAATGAAAACTCGTATCAAAAAGATTTAATTGAAAATAAAATCCAAACTGCTGAAGAGCATAACGATTCTATTCGTAAGATTAAAGAAAAGGAAGTCGATAAAATCCGTGCTAAAATGACTGAGCATATTACTAAAATTGAAGAAGAAAAAGGTAATATAGAGTCTATTGAAACAGTGGTTGAATCCAAATATGAAACTATTACTGATAAGCCTACTGTAAAAGATAAGCTTGAAAAGGCTAAGCGCTTAAAGCAAGAATTAGTTATTAAACTCCGTGGCCACCACGACGAGCTTTCGTTCTATAATAATCATGATAATTGTCCTACATGTAAACAAGGTATTGAACATGATTTTAAAGAAACTATTATTACCGACAAAGGTAAAAAGATTGGTGAACTCGACGGCGGGCTTGAACAATTATTGGAAAAGGTAAAAGGTTATGAATCAAGAATTGAAGAGATATCATCAGTTGAAGACGAGATTAGAGACAACAACCTCAAAATTGGAGATCATAGAGCTCAAATTAAAGTATCAAAGGGAGCGCTTGTCGGATTTTCAAACGAGCTTAAATCTGCTGAAGAGGATGTCGAAGCTGTCGACACAACAAAACTTGAAGAGTTTAAATCAAAACTAAATTCCATTGAAGTCGAACAAACTGATCTTTTTAATAGAAAAGAAATCCTAAGTGTTGTATCTACTATGCTTAAGGATGGTGGTATTAAATCTAAAATTATTCGTCAATACATACCAGTAATGAATAAGTTGATTAATAAGTATTTGTCTGCGTTTGATTTGTTTGTTGACTTCCAATTAGATGAAAACTTTAACGAGGTAATTAAGTCTCGTTTCCGTGATACATTTTCATATGCTTCATTTTCTGAAGGTGAAAAGCTTCGTATTACATTAAGTATTATGCTTGCCTGGCGTACAGTGGCAAAGCTTCGTAATTCAGTATCAACTAACTTGCTGGTACTTGATGAAACACTCGATGGCGCAATGGATGGCGTCGGTGTTGAAAACTTGATTGAAACATTACAAAACTTAAATGCTGACGACAATATCTTTGTTATCAGCCACCGAGGTGATCAGTTCGGAGACAAATTTGTATCCCACCTCAAATTCCAAAAGGTCAAAAACTTTAGTGAAATTGCAGCGTAGGAGAATAATATGCAACATTCAGTGGAAGACTTAATAAAGCGTCTTAGTGTTATGAAAGATAAAGCCATCATGGTTCATCGACTTCGTAACGAGTTTTCAGAACAAGCGGAAAAAACTTATGATAAAGCAACCTGCCAAGAGCTTATTGACGACATTCAAGCTATGGCACTTGGTATTGCTCACGATAAGGAAGGCACCGACATTATTACTGAAATGGACTCATGGAAAGAAAAAGGTTGACATTCTACCAAACTTGTGTTACTATGAACTATATTATGATAAAGGATGAGCATGTCTAATTTTTACACATCTGTCGAACGCTTTGGCAATACTATTCTCTGGCGCGGCTTCCAAAACGGTACTCGCTTTGAGCGTAAGGTTAAATACAAACCAACCATGTACTGCCTTACAGACGACAAAAACTCTAGTTTTCGTTCGCTTACCACTGGCCGGGCCTTGGCTCCAGTTAGTATGGATTCAATGCGACACGCCAAAGAGTGGGTTGAACAATATAAAGACGTCGGCGGTTTTGAAATCGCTGGTACTACCAACCACGTGGCTGCGTTTATTCAAAAAGAATATCCAAATGAAATCAAATTTGACGTAAGTAAAATCAACATCGTTTCGTTTGACATCGAGGTGGATATTGCTGATGGATATCCTGACGTTAATACTGCAGACAAGCCTATCACTTCTATTGCTTATAAGTCTTCTAAATCTGAAGAGTATCATTTGCTCGGTCTAAAAGATTATGACAAAACTCAAACTTTGCTCGACCTTGATCCAGATCTTATTCAGTTTATGAAGTTTGACTCTGAGGAAGCATTGCTCCGTCGGTTCAAACAAATTTGGATGAATAACTATCCAGACATTGTTACTGGTTGGAACGTCGAATACTTTGATATTCAATATATTATCACACGCATGATTAGATTGTTTGGTGAGGAGTGGGCAAAAGATCTTTCTCCTTGGCGTAACATTAGACCAACAGGCCGCGAGTTTTTTGGTAAAATGCAAAACACATATCAAATTTCTGGTATTAGTGTTGTTGACTATATGGATGCATTTAAAAAGTTTGGATATAAGTATGGTCCTCAAGAATCTTGGAAGCTTGATCATATTGCTCATGTCGTCCTTGGTGAAAAGAAACTGGATTATTCTGAGTATGGTACTCTAAATGATTTGTACCAACAAAACCCACAACTATACCTCGACTATAACCTTAAAGATACATGGCTAATCCAAAAGTTTGAAGATGAAACTGGTTTGCTATCCTTGGTTATGACTGTTGCTTATGGCGGTGGTGTAAACTTTAATGATGCATTTGGTACTGTTGGCATTTGGGAAACAACTTTGTTCCGTCGTTTGATGTCGTCAGGTCGTGTACCACCAATTAAAGGTGGACCAGGCGAACGAGCTGGTGAGCTTGTTGGTGGTTATGTTAAAGATCCAAAAGTTGGTATGCACCCTTGGGTTGTATCATTTGATTTGAACTCTTTGTATCCGCACCTTATGTTGCAATATAACATGTCACCTGAAACATACTTACCTGAGGAACGTGAATATGTTTCTCAAGAAATGGTATTGAATGGATCGTTCCAATCACAACGAACTGACATGTCTGTATGTGCTAATGGTGCATGCTTTACTAATAAAGTTAAGGGTATCATTCCAGAAATTATTGACGAATACTATGGTAATCGTAAAATCATTAAACAAAACATGCTTAAGGTTGAGCAAGCCCTTGAGGAAGCAACTGATTCTGTATCTAAAGAGAATTTAAAACGTGAAGCAAACAATTTACATAACCAGCAAATGGCTATTAAAATTGCTATGAACTCTCTTTATGGTGCTACAGCTAATATTTACTTCCTATACTATATTAACGACATGGCTGAAGCTATCACTACATCGGGTCAATTATCTATTCGATATGCTCAAAAATCTGTTAACGAATATCTTAACAAAGTGCTTAAAACAAACGATAAAGATTATATCATATACATTGATACTGACTCAATCTATGTTGACTTTGGTCCTCTTATCAAAGCTGCTTTTGGTACTACAGATATTACACGCAAGCAAGGCGAAGAGTTCCTAGACAAAGTTTGCTCAACTAAAATCGAACAAGTACTTGAAGCTGGTTATGAAGAACTTGCTAAACGTATGGGTTCATATCGCCAAGCAATGGTAATGAAGCGGGAAAAGATTACAGACAAATCAGTGTTCATTGCTAAGAAACGGTACATTATGAATACTCTCAACTCCGAGGGTGTTCACTATGAAAATCCAAAAATCTCAGTAACCGGTCTCGAGTCAGTCAGATCATCTACACCTGAGGTATGCCGAGACAAACTCAAAAAAGCTTTCTCTGTTATTATGAACGAAGGTGAAGAAGCAACTCAAAAGTTTATTGCAGACTTCAAAGCTGAGTTCTTTACTTTACCGGCTGAAGACATTGCTAAAAACTCTGGTACTGATAACATTGATCGTTATCGTGATCGTAGTGGTGGCCAACTATACAAAAAAGGTTGCCCTATGCATGTACGTGGATCTATTTTGTATAACCATTACCTTACATTAAAAGGACTCAATCGTCAGTACAGTGCTATTTCAGGTGGTGACAAAATTAAGTTCGTTTATTTAAAAGTTCCAAACCCTATCAAAGAAAACATTATTTCTTTTCCGCAAGTATTACCTGAAAAAATGGGGTTGACAAATTACCTAGACTATGATAAACAGTTCGAGAAGGTATTCATGGCCCCGCTTGAAGCTATCCTTGAAGCGATTGGATGGCAGGGTGAAAAGATTAACACACTAGATGATTTCTTTGTATAGGAGATAATAATGACTAACACACGGCTAAATGTTCTGGAAGCATCATGGCGGTATCAAAATACTGTAGTGGAAGCTCTTGAGGCAGAAAAGGCGCCAGACAAATACATTACTCTGGCTAAGAAAAAACGGCTACAAATTAAAGACAAAATTCAACAAGTTAAAAATGAAGGACTGCTAGACAATGACTGATATGGTAAACGACATTTATATGATGCACAACAAATTTGGCGTCAAAGAATGGTTTGAAAAAAACAAAGATGATAAAGATCTTATGCGCAAATATCTTATGTTTCGTATGTTAATGATTGGTGAGGAATACCAAGAAACTTTGTCTGCACTTAATAACTCTGATGCAGAGGAAGTTGTGGATGGTTTAATTGATATGATTGTATTTGCTATTGGTACACTTGACGTATTTAATGTTGATGCCAATGAAGCATGGAATCGTATCTATGAAGCCAATATGGCCAAAGAACCTGGTGTAAAACCTGGCCGTCCTAACAAATTTGGTCTTCCCGATTTGCTAAAGCCAATTGGCTGGACTCCACCTTCGCATGAAGGTAATCACGGCGAATTAGATAAAGCGTTGTAAGTTTTACATTACTGTCACAAAACTTTGAGGTTTCTATAATAAATAATTTAAGGCAAGGTGGTAAATACCTTGTCTTTTTTATGTGAGCGACGGGGTAAAGCCGTCAAGCAAAAGGAGAACTAAATGGAACTACTCACAATGTGGAGTCTTATCGGATTCCTGCTTGCTGCATACGCAGTAATCGCCAACGATTCAGTACAAACTCTCGGTACATGGATGGCATCAAACAATGAGAGATTTAATTTTAAAGTATTATGGGCCGCAGCATCTGCGGTTTTGTTGTATACACTATGGTATGGTTGGTATATGAATGGCGGTGATATATCCTATGGCCGTTTGAATAAGATCCCATTTCAAGATGTACAATGGTATCATGCTGCAGCACCTGCTATTCTTGTAGCATTAACACGAATGGGTGTACCTGTTTCAACATCATTCCTAGTCTTATCAGTATTTGCTTCAACCTTTGTGTTGGAAAAAATGCTTATGAAATCTATTATGGGTTATGGTGTAGCCGCGGCTTTTGCTTATGCGGTATGGTTTGCTATTCACAAATACTTTGGACAATGGTATGATGAAACAAAACCAGTATCCGAAAGCAATAAGAAGTTTTGGCGTGTAGCCCAATGGGTGGCGACTGGTGGATTATGGTTTACTTGGTTATCTCATGATATTGCTAACATCGCGGTATTCCTACCACGAGCAATTCCTGTAGATCTAATGGTCTTTATCAGTCTTGTGTTTGTTGTCGGTCTATTCTTTATGTTTAAAGAAAAGGGTGGTAGGATACAAAAGATTGTTTTGGAAAAGCATAACACAAGATATGTACGATCAGCTACGTTGATTGATTTATTCTATTGGTTGTGTTTGTACTTCTTTAAAGAACTCAATGATATTCCTATGAGTACAACTTGGGTCTTTGTTGGTTTACTTGCAGGCCGTGAATTGGCTATGGCTACATACTTTGGTAAAAAGAAAACAAAATCAGTATTTCCGTTGGTTGCTAAAGACTTTGGAAAAATGATGGTTGGTCTTGGTGCCTCAGTTGCATTAGTATTACTAATCCATTACGTTATCAATCCTACATAACATTATGTTTCATTAATGCAATGTTAACGATAACATAATAAAACAGTGGGACCTTCAGACATAAATAATATTTTATAGAGGAGGTCCCACCATGTGCAGCCCGTTTGTACGTAAAGAAGCCAACCGGTTTAATTGGATGATCAAAGGTCAGCTGATTAACAAAAAAGAAAGTGATTCTACTGTAGAACGTATATATGATTCATATTTCAAAAGGTTGTGGAATAACAATGAAAACTATATCCACGAAACCGGCTTTGAAGCAGCTTGGAAAGTTCGCGAAGCTGAAATGTTTACCGAAGAAATCCAAAAAGTTGCAGTTCTTGGCGGACATTATGATTAATTAATTCATTTTTACTGTTGACATTCCTTTTTAGATAGTTTAGATTGATTCTATAAACAGAAAGGATACAAAATGCAAATGGTCAAAAGATTTTACG